AGTACTGACCAAGCAGGAAACTTTAGAATTGGTGAAGGTGTTGTTGTCAATCAAACAACAGGTTCTATTTCTGGTATTTTCTATTCTAAAAGTTTGTTTTCAACACTTACACCATTCATTCTAGCATTAGGAGGAGATTAATCGATGGCATTACCATTAAATGTATTTAAAACAATTACTAAAGTAGCAACAATAAATCCAGTTGGGATTTATACTGCTCCAGTTGGTTATACTGGAGTTGTTTTGCTTGCACAATGTGCAAACATCAGCAATACAACTCATACAGTTTCATTTTCACATCAAAGGACAACTTCTGGTATTGCTGTAACGACTGAAATTTTAAAAGATTTTGCAGTTCAGGGTAATGATACGGTAAGTTTGCTTTCTGGCAAACTCACTCTTGAATCGAATGATGTGTTAGTTCTTTCTGCAAGTAACGCATCTAATATTAAATTTATTGCTAGTGTTCTAGAAACTCTTAACTAATACTCTAAATGGCAAAGTTTCTTTCCGGTAGACAATCACAATTAAATGTAGGAGTATCCTCAAGTACTGAAAGTAGGACAGTGCTTCAGGTTACTGGCAAGGTCGGAATCGGGACAACGAATGCTGGCGGTAGAAGTTTATATGTAATTGGTGATACTGAAATTACTGGTGTTACTACACTTGCTTCTGCTGGTGGAATTACAACTACTGGTGGTGATTTGTATGTTGGTGGAGATCTTTATGTCGCAGATGATTTAGTATTTGACGAATTCATCGCTCGTAATATTAATGTGACTGGTATTGCCACAATTCGCAATGCTAACATCACAGGTGTTGCAACAATTGGTCGGGTTGTCGCTGCTGCTACATCTTTCTCCCAGTTGCAAGTTTCTGGCATCTCCACATTTAACAATGGTCCAGTATTCATTGGATCTGGCACAACAACAGGAACAGCATCACAAAGACTTCAAGTTACTGGCGGCGCTTATGTTTCTGGTACGGTCGGGGTGGGAACCACAAATCCAAGAGAGACTCTAGATGTGATTGGTACAGTTGGTGTGCAAGCAAGTGGGTCCTCCAATCGTTTTGAAATTCAACATAATGCTGCTCTCAATTCTCTGGACTTTATTTTTATCTAATGAATACTGTAGCACGATTAAGATCTGATGGTGTACTTTTTGCAAATTTATTTGATGAGTTTTCCTCACCAAGTAGAAATGTAAGTGTAGATCAGTATGGAGTTTTTTACTCCAATACAATGAAGGAGGGTGAATTTTCTGAATTGACTGGTGCTATACCGATGAGAATTGTGAATAATAAAGACTTGCGAGTTTATGATTATTTTGATGAATTGACTGGTGTAAACGATGCAACTCCTCCTAATCCATAAATTATTGGTCGTAATGTGGCAAATAAATAACCTTATATAAAGAAATAAGATGGCACTACTTAAGACTAATACAGGTATAGGTACAACCAATCCAACGTCTGCTCTACACGTTATTGGAGATGTATTAGTTACTGGTGTAGTTACATCGACGACATTTAACGGAAATATTAACTCTGGGGTTGGTACTATTGTTAATCTGACCAATACTAGATTAACAAGTGGTGTTGGCACTATCACAACCTTTAATAGTAATACTGCGACAATTCTTGATATTGATAATTTGAGAATGTTAAGTGGTATTGCCACTATTACTCAAATCAACGCCACAACAATTGTTTCTAATAATACTGATTTTAATCATTTAAACGCTAATTCTGGAAATATTGATGTAGGAATTGTAACTGATATTTCTGGTACAAGACTGAACTATACTGGTGTTGGTACTATTACAACTCTGAATAGTGCTAATACAAATTTTACCAACGTTATCGCTACTGGAATCAGCACCATTGCTGACATTAGAGCACAACGTGTTACTGTTACTGGAATTGTTACTGCCAATTCATTCCGCCCAACCAGTGGTTATATTCAAGCAGCAGACGGAACAAATTCTTTCTACATCTATGATGCGACTGGTAATGTTGCATTTCAGGGCACAATTGGTGTAGGTCAGATTAACAATGCTGGCGGATTCCAAGTTATTACCTTCAATAACATTGATACTAGATTGACTGGAAATCTGGATATTGCTGGAGTAACAACTTCGTCAGTATTCAATGGTAATATCTATTCTCTTGGGGTTTCTACTTTTAGGAATGGTCCAGTATTAATTGGAACGGGAACATCTACAGGAACAGCATTTCAACCCTTACAGGTTACTGGAAGTGCTTACATTTCTAATAGTTTGGGTATTGGGACAATTACTCCAGGATCTAATCTAGATGTAATTGGAAATGCTTATGTTTCCGGAATCACAACTACGATAAATCTAGATGTTACTAGAGAAGTTGTTGGAACTAGCACGATTACTAATCTTTATGTATCCAATGGATATATTAATGTTGGTGTTGTAACTGATTTAATCAACACCAGATTTACCAGTGGAATCTCAAGCATTACTGACCTTTATGCATCCAATGGTTATATCAACGTTGGTGTTGTAACAGATCTTACTAATACCAGATTCATCAGCGGTATCGCTACAATTACCACTCTGAATAGTTCAACTGGTACGATTAACAATCTAACCAATAATCTTCTGAATACTGGTATTGGTAGTATTGCCACACTGTATTCTTCTAATGCTTATATTAACAGCGGCATTGTAACTGATATTTCTGGTACAAGACTGAACTATACTGGCGTTGGTACAATTACAACACTAGATAGTTCAACTGGTACGATTAACAATCTAACCAATAATCTTCTGAATACTGGCATTGGTAGTGTTGCTACACTCTACTCTAGCAATTCTTACATTAACGTTGGTGTTGTAACAGACCTTACTAATACCAGACTCACCAGTGGTATCGCTACAATTACCACTCTCAATAGCACTCACACCAATCTTACCGACTTAAATGTATCAGGTATCAGCACTCAAAATATTGTAAGAGCATCTACACTGAATGTATCTGGTATTGGTACAATCGCCACAATCAACAGTACTAATATTGTATCTACTAATTCTGACTTCACTAATCTGAATGCAGATAATGGATACATTGTAACGGGCATTATCACTGAAATTTCTAATAGTAGGTTGACTAGTGGTATTGCTACAATTACTACTTTAGATGCAACTACTGCAAGTATCGTAACCCTATCTGGCACAAATGTAACTTATACAAACTCTGATTTTACTAATCTGAATGCTAATAGTGCCAATATTGATGTTGGTATCGTAACAGCAATCACTGGTACATATCTGAATTACACTGGTGTCGGCACAGTTACAACATTAGATTCTGATACCGCAGCAATTAATAATTTAACCAGTGATTATATCAATGTTGGTGTTGCTACTGCTACGATTCTAAACAGCGGAATTGGTACAATTACCAATCTGAATAATACTTTCCTGAATGTAAGTGGTGTTGCTACAATCACTACGCTGAATAGTACCAATCTTACTTCAACTAATTCCGATTTTACAAATCTGAATGCTGATAATGCCAATATTGATGTAGGAATTGTAACTGATATTTCTGGTACAAGACTTAATTATACTGGTGTTGGCACCATTGCAACTTTAGACACTATAAATGCAACGATTGATTATCTCACAAACACTGATCTAACTGTAACTGGTATTGCAACAATTCAGAGTCTTGATGTTCAGAGTGATTTCAATGTTTATGATGCAACAGCAACATTTTATAATAATGTCTTTATCGCAGGAAACTTAAGCATTGGTGGAACTACATCAGTCATCACTGCAGCAGACTTAAGAGTTCTTGATAAGGAAATTATTCTTGGTATTACAACGGATGCTTTCAATAATGATATTTCGACTGATATTACAGCATCTCACGGTGGTATTGCAATTGCTTCTACAGAGGGATATCCATTAGTTGATCTTGCTCTTGCGGGATTCAGTAGTCTACCAGCAACTTATAAGCAGTTGATGTGGATTGCCAAAAACTCTTATGGAGTTGGCACCACTGATGCTTGGATGTTTAATTATGCTGTTGGTATCGGTTCAACACTGGTTCCAAATGATGTAAGACTTGCAGTTGGTAATGTACAAATTACTGACAAGCAAATCAATGCGGATACTCTCCAAGTCACAAGATTAACAAGCGGAATTGCTACAATTACTGGTGCTGATATTAGCAATCTTCATTCTAATAATCTATTTTCACAATCTGGTATTGTTACAGACTTAAGTGGCACTCGATTAAATTATACTGGATTTGGTACAATTACAAATCTTTATAGTAATATTGCTTACATTGATAATATTTCTTCTAATGTTGGGTTCTCAACTGCCTTTACTGTTGAAAGATTAAACGTAACCGGAGTAAGCACTCTTGGTATTGCAACAGCAACAACTCTATATGTTTCTGGTGTTACCACAACAGGAAATCTTACAGTTAATTCAACTTCATTATTTCAAGGCGGAATTCAAGCAAATTCAATCATTTTTGCAAATGGTGGAGTTCAAGGAAATCTTACAGGAAATGTAAATGGCAATATTAACTCTAGTGGAATCAGCACTCTTAATATTGTAAGAACTAATACTATTAATTCCAGCGGTGTTGTAACTGCCCCTACGTTTGTTGGTGACTTGTTAGGTGTGGCAAATTATGCTCACGTAGCAGGATTCTCTACCTTCTCTGGATACTCTGATACTTCAGGATTCTCTACATTCTCCGGATATGCCAATGTTTCTGGATTCTCTACCTTCTCTGGATATGCTAATGCCTCCGGAGTATCTACATTCTCTGGATATGCTGATTCTGCTGGTGTATCAACTTTTAGTGGTTATGCCAACGTTGCAGGTGTATCAACCTTCAGTGATTATGCAAACAATACCGGTATAGCAACCTACGCTTGGACTGCCGGTGTGAGTACTTATTCCGGCGTTGCTGGGTATTCAACATTCTCCGGATACTCTGATACTTCAGGATTCTCTACATTCTCTGGATATGCTAATGCTTCGGGAGTATCTACATTCTCCGGATACTCTGATACTTCGGGAGTATCTACATTCTCCGGATACTCTGATACTTCAGGATTCTCTACATTCTCTGGATATGCAAACAATGCTGGCATAGCAACTTATGCTTGGACTGCAGGAGTCTCAACTTACTCTGGAGTCGCTGGTGTATCAACAAGTGTAAATGGTGGAAATGCAAACGTATCTCAATTAGTTGTAACTGGAGTTTCTACTCTTGGATTTGCAACTATTTCATCATTATATGTTGCAGGATTTACTACCGTTGGGCAGGTACAAATTAATCCATCTGGAATTATAACTTCCTCAAATCCTGGAGTTACAACAGTCAAATATTATGGAGATGGATCTAATCTGATTGGTGTTAATGCATTTAATGTTATTAGTCAACCCGTATCTACTGCTCCAGTATATCCAACATTTGCATCCAATGTTGGTGTTACTTCTATTGGTATTTCTTCAACTCAAATTGCATATATTCCATCATCAAATTATTTTGGTATTGGTACAACCACTCCAGAATACAATTTAGAAATTGTAGGTAATGCTAGAGTTTCTGGTATTACTTCTATTACTAATCTCCAAATCTATGGAAATGTAAGTGCTGGAAATACGACAGGAAATGATGGGCAGTACTTAAGATCTACTGGTATTGGTGTTACTTGGGATTCATTCCCAACATTAAGAACAACAGGAATTACAACTGCAATTTATGGGCAGACGGTATTTAACTTTGCTTATAACGTTGGTTTCCTTGATATCTATGTAAATGGTGTAAAGTTAACAAGTAGCGAATATGTTGCTGTTAATGGGGCAAACGTTACTCTTGTTTCACCAACTTTTGCGAATGATATAGTTGAATTTGTTTCATATAACACATTAAGTACTGGGTCTGGTAGCGGAGGTGGGGGATCTATATCTTTAGATAGTTTAACTGATGTAATAATTACAAATCCTCAATCTGGAGAACTCTTGGGATTTGATGGCACTTACTGGATTAATGATTATACATTTACAACTACAACAGCAACCGTATCACAAGTACCTATTCATACAATTTCTTCAACAGATTATCGTTCCATCGAATATATGATTCAGGTTACAAATGGTATTAATTATCATTTAACAAAAGTCTTGGTTCTTCACGATGGAACTACAGCATACAATACTGAATATGGAACTATCTCAACCGGACCTGTGCTTGCTACGTTTGATACTGATATAGTTGGTGGAGCAATTAGACTTCTTGCAACACCATATAGTTCTTCAACAATGACTTATAAGATTAAGTTTACTGCGATTAAGTCATAATAAATACTTAAAAACCAACGGGGGAAAGTGAACCTGTGGCGAATCAAAATTTTAAAGTCAAAAACGGGCTTGAAGTAGGAACTGGTGTAACGATAAGTGCAGGTGTTATAACTGCCACAAATTTTAGTGGAAATTTTAGTGGGAATGCAACATCATCCACTTATGCATCAATAGCAGGTATTGCAACTTATGCTCCTAATGCAGGAATTTCTACATCAGTTATTGATGGTATTGCTTCAGTTTCATCTCTTATAGTTTCTGGTGTTTCCACATTTCAAAATGATGTAAGACTTGGAGATAATGATAGAGTTGTTTTGGGTGATGATAATGATTTACAAATATGGCACAGCGGAAGTGATAGTGTTATTGCTGATTTAGGTGCAGGAAATTTAGCATTATTGAGTGATAATGAAGTTTGGATTGGAAATGCTGCCGCAAGTGAATATATAGGAAGATTTATTAATAATGGAGCAGTAGAACTCTATCACGACAATGTAAAAAAATTTGAAACCACTGGATATGGTGCAACAGTCTTTGGAACTTTAGAAACTCAACAATTGAATGCTTCTGGTATTTCTACATTAGGAAACACTGTTGTTGGTGGTGCAACGACAGAACTTATTGTAAATGGTGATGCCCGTATTACTGGCATTTTGACTATAGGAACTTCAAGTATTACTTTTGATGGTACTAATAATAGTGTTACTGTCGGGACAGGAGTAACTATTTTTGGAAACACTGGTATTATAAGTGCAACAGAGTTTCGTGGAAATGGGACAAATTTAACAACTCTAAATGCTTCTAATCTTGGTTCAGGTACAATACCTGATGCTAGATTTCCCGCTACCTTACCGGCAGTTTCTGGTGCTTCATTAACTTCATTAAATGCTTCTAATCTTGGTTCAGGTACAATACCTGATGCTAGATTTCCCGCTACCTTACCGGCAGTTTCTGGTGCTTCATTAACTTCATTAAATGCTTCTAATCTTGGTTCAGGTACAATACCTGATGCTAGATTCCCTGCTATACTTCCGGCTATTAGTGGAGCAAACTTGACCGGTGTACAACCATTTCCTTCAGGAACTTTAATGCTTTTCCAGCAAACAACAGCACCAACTGGATGGACAAAACAAACAACTCATAATAATAAAGCATTGAGAGTCGTAAGTGGAACTGCTAGTTCTGGTGGTTCTACTGCTTTTACAAGTGTTTTTACTTCTAGAACCCCTACAGGAAGCAACTCTGGGGGTTCGGTTAGTAATACTACACTTTCAGCATCCCAATTAGGCAATCATACTCACAATTATAGTGCTCCATCATCATACGTTTCGGGTCTATTCGCATATGGCGGGAGCAACAAGCACCCTTCAAATATACTGTTTCCTTCTAGTGTTGGTGCCACTAGTGGTGGTATTAATGGAGGTTCTGGTGGCGCACATAATCACGGATTTACTAATCCAACATTTGCGGGAAATGCAATGGATTTTGCAGTCCAATATGTAGATTTGATTATTGCATCTAAAACCTAATTATGTTATA